AAAAAGAAAAAGCCGGCAAAGAAAAACGGTAAGAAGCGCGGTAAGAAGCGTTCGAGTCGCGGCTAGTAATGGCGGGTGTTAGTACACCCGCTTCCTTTCGCCAACAGTTGGCAGGAAAGAAGAGGAGGAAGAAACGTGGCCGTAAAAAGAAGAGGTAAGAAAAAAGATTCAAGAATAAAAAGAGCTGGAGTAACGGGATTTAATAAGCCAAGACGCACACCAGGTCACCCAAAAAAGTCACATATTGTAGTGGCAAAAGTTGGAGAAAAAGTTAAGACAATTCGCTTCGGACAGCAGGGTGCTAAGACTGCAGGAAAGCCTAAGAAAGGTGAGAGTGAAGCAATGAAGCGTAAAAGAGCTTCCTTTAAAGCCCGCCATGCAAAGAATATTGCTAAGGGCAGGATGTCCGCAGCTTATTGGGCAGATAAGGTAAAGTGGTAAATGATTATCGAGTCTGTTGCAGCCGCTAGTGCAATTCTTACTTCCTTAAATGGTCTCATCAAACAAGCAAATGAGACCGGACAAGGCATGCAGCAGCTTATGGGTACTATTAGTGATTTTGGGGAAGCACTAACCAACTTTGAAGTAGAAAGGCGAGGAAGTACGTTTAAAGCTCTTAGTCAAAGTGAGATACTCAAGTTGACTATGATTAAGAAAAGCTACGAGAGGTACTGGAAAGATGTCCACGACTTACTATTAGTTGTAGACCCACAAATGTTAGATGCTTTTAAACAAGCCAAAGCAGAACAAGAGCAGCAACGCCAAAGGCATATGAAAATGCTTGCGAAGAAAAGAAAAGAGAGAGAAGTTCTTATACAACAACTTCTTGTTGGTTTTACAACTTTTCTTATTGGAGGCGTATTAATTGCAGGAGTTCTTTTTGTACTATTTAATTAAATGAATAAGCGTTTAGAAAAAGATTCAGAATATTCGCAGTATGATACCGATGGCGACGGTATTGTTACTGATGAGGAGCTAGAGACAAGCCAGCATTTACAGGAGTTAAAGTTAGCACACGATAAAGCAGATGCACAAAGGTCTATGGCTTGGTTTGCTTTATTTGGAATGCTACTGTACCCTTCTTTAATTGTAATATGTTCTCTTATCAAACTAGAGCAGGCAGCCGTTATATTGGGAGATATAGCAAGTGTCTATTTTGTAGCAATCGCGGGCTTAGTGGCCGCATTTTTTGGAGCATCAGCATGGCAGTCGAAGAAATAATGGATCAGCAACGAAAAGCTAGAAAAATTATTGAAAACTTAGAGGAGTACAAGAAAAGTATTCGAGCCCCTAAGATAGTCGATGAAGAAGAGAGCTTGACAGAACTAGATTACTGTAGACGATACAGTAAGACGCGATCAATGGGACAAGATTAAGTGGTTGAAATAGGAATAGGGGTATTTTTATTCTTAGTTATATCTTTTTTAATCTTTATGAATATTCATATGGTGAAAGAGTATGATGCAGGTAAAAATATTCCTCTTCCTTGGGAAAAAGATAAATGATTGAAATTAGTCGCAAAGATATCTTTGCAGAAGACATAGCAGATTACTGTCAAGAAGATAAGTTCTTGAAACTTCCAGTAGAGCCTTATATGGATTTATTGGGAATTACACCTTTACCTTCTCAGGTAGCAATCATAAATGCTATAAATAATCCAAAATACAGATTTGTTTGCGCGGCAATCTCACGAAGGCAAGGAAAGACATACATAGCTAATATTATAGGCCAACTAGTTTCACTGGTACCTTCGTCTAACATTTTGATTATGTCCCCCAACTATGCTCTCTCGCAGATCTCTTTTGATTTGCAGAGAACTTTGATAAAGCACTTTGATCTTGAAGTAGTTAGAGATAACGCAAAAGATAAAGTGATTGAAATATCTAACGGATCTACCATACGCATGGGATCAGTAAATCAGGTTGACTCGTGCGTTGGTAGATCTTACGATCTAATTATTTTTGATGAAGCAGCTCTTGCTGATGGACGAGATGCTTTTAATGTAGCACTACGTCCTACGCTAGATAAAGATAACTCAAAAGCAATCTTTATCTCTACCCCTCGAGGGAGAAATAACTGGTTTGCAGAGTTTTTTGATAGGGGATTTGTAGATGATTTCCCAGAGTGGATTTCCATTAAGGCGAGTTATAAATCTAATCCTAGAATGTCTGAAACGGATATTAAGGAAGCTAGAAAAAGTATGTCCGAGGCTGAGTTTCGACAAGAGTACGAAGCCGACTTCAATACTTATGAAGGTCAAGTTTGGAACTTTAACTTTGAAGAGTGTGTAGGAAACTTTGATGAAATAGATATTTCTGATATGGATGTCTTTGCAGGACTAGACGTAGGCTATAGAGATCCTACTGCTTTTTGTGTAATTGGTTACTCATGGGATGAAGGAAAGTATTATCTTCTGGATGAGTACTTAGATGCAGAAAGAACCACTGAACATCACGCAAAAGAAATACAAAGTTTAATAGACAAGTGGGATATTGATTATATTTATATTGATTCTGCAGCTCAACAAACTCGATTTGACTTTGCACAGAACTATGATATTACAACTATAAATGCAAAGAAATCTATCTTAGATGGAATCTCTCACGTAGAAGGAATAGTGGATAATAATAATTTACTTGTTGATCAGCATTGTAAAGAAACACTACAAGCGTTGGATCAATACCAGTGGGATCCTAATCCTAATCTTCTAAGAGAGAAACCTAAGCACAATCGTGCATCACACATGGCGGACGCATTGCGCTATGCACTGTATTCGTTCGAAACATCAAACAGCGGCTTTTAGATATACCATGTCAAAAATAATGTTTGACATGATACCTTATGTTCGCTATAATTCTGGTATTCGAAAATGGATCTAAAAAGAGACCTCGTAAAATACATAAGAGACAAAGCAAAAAACAAGTATGAAAAAGGCACTGAGTGCTATATTTGTGGAGAGCCAACGGAACTTGACTTTCACCATTTTTATTCGTTAAGTCCGTTAGTCCATAGTTATGTAAAAAAGAATAAGTTACTTCCTGAAAATGTTTTATCCTTTCGGGAAGATTTTATACAAGAGCATTGGGCTGAGTTGTATGAACATACAGTTACATTGTGCCATGCACATCATTTAAAACTACATAAGGTGTATGGAAGAGACCCAAGTTTAGGAACTGCAAAGAAGCAGGAAAGATGGGTTGAGATTCAAAGAGAAAAACATGGCATGGTATGATCGTATATTAGGAAGAGCGCCAGAAGTGCAGGAGAAGTTAAATCCTGCGCAACAATATTATGACCATGCTACAACACCGTCTCGTGAGTTTACTTTCAAATATGAGAAAGCATACGAAGACATAGAAATTGTAAATCGTGGTGTAAATCTTATTGTAGATGATACATCCGAGATTAAAACAACCGTAGGAGCACAGATACCCGGACTACAGAGTGTCGTAAAAGGCGTAAAAAGATCAAGAGTAAATCTTCTTTTAAATAAAGAGCCTAATCCTTTCCAAGATATTAGCACATTTAAAAGAAATCTTATCACTGATTTCTTACTCGACGGTAATATTTTTATTTATTACGACGGAGTTCACCTCTACCATCTTCCCGCCAATAAAATGAACATTCATACAAGTAGTACTACTTATATTGAGAAGTTTACTTTCAATGAAAAAGTTGATTACAAACCTTCTGAGATAATCCATATTAAAGATAATTCCTTCTACTCTATCTATCGAGGGATTTCAAGATTAAAGCCTGCACTTAGAACAATGGTTTTAATGCAGAATATGAGACAGTTTCAAGATAACTTTTTTAAGAATGGAGCTGTTCCAGGTTTAGTACTAAAGAGTCCAAATACTCTCAGTGAAAAGATTAAAGAGAGAATGATACAATCTTGGTCACTTCGTTACAGACCAGACTCTGGAGGTAGAAGGCCTTTAATTTTGGATGGTGGTTTAGAGATAGACAGTTTTACAAACACTAACTTTAGAGAGTTAGATTTTCAAGCAGCTATACATGAGAATGAGAAGATTATTTTAAAAGCTTTAGGCGTTCCTCCAATCATGTTAGACTCCGGTAATAATGCAAACATTCGTCCTAACATGAGAATGTATTACTTGGAAACTGTACTACCCATAGTAAAGAAGTTGCACTTTGGGTTAGAAAAGTATTTTGGATTTGAACTAAAAGAAGACGTTACTGAAGTGCCCGCACTACAGCCTGAGATGAGAGATCAATCGCAGTATTACACTGCTCTAGTTAATGGAGGTATTATATCTCCAAATGAAGCCAGAGATCACTTAGGATTTGAGCCAGTAGATGGGTATGACGATCTTAGAGTACCTGCCAATATTGCGGGAAGTGCTGCAAATCCGGATGAAGGTGGCAGACCAGAAGAAGGAGAAGAGGATGGGTAGCATTAGACGTAGAGACGTTGCTATACAAGCAGCAGCGATGGCAATGCTTGAAGAAGGCAAGGTTCTTACTAGGAAAGAGTTTGATTATATTTCTAAGCCAACAGGCGTAAGGTCTGGTAACTTAATGAATTTATTTGGAAGCTGGTCTAGACTCGTAGGTTTTATTGAGAAAGATCATCCAGATATCTGGACACAATTACAGGGGGAATCTGCTCCGGAAGAGCCTGCTCCAACGGAAGAAGTATGTGATACCTGTGGAGAAGCATGTGAATGCCCTCCAGGAGAATGTAACTGTGCCAAGCCTGATCCTTTAGAGGCCCTAGCTAAAGCATCAGAAGAGAAGGAAGAAGATGAATAAAATATTTAATCTAACCTCCACTTTCAAGTCACATGAAGTCGAAGACGGAAGTGTGATGATTCGAGGTATGGCAAGTACGAATGACTTTGATCGTGCAGGAGATACTATTTCTCCAGACGCATGGGCAAAGGGTGGTTTGAAGAATTTTGAAAATAATCCAATTATTCTTTTCAATCACGATTACAATAAGCCAATAGGTAGAGCTACGGGGTTAAAAGTAACTCCCAATGGTCTAGAACTAGAGGCGAAAATTAGTAAATCTGCACCCGATTACGTGTGCGATTTAGTTAAAGACGGTGTCCTTGGAGCCTTTTCTGTTGGTTTTCGAGTCAAGGATGCTGATTATCTATCGGAAACCGACGGGTATAAGATAAAGGACGCTGAGTTGTTTGAGGTTTCGGTTGTTTCCGTTCCCTGCAATCAAGCAGCTACTTTTTCTCTGGCGAAGTCTTTTGACTCTGAATCAGAGTACGAAGATTTCAAAAAAACTTTCACCAATCGTGTAGATCTAGCCAGTCAGTCTCTGGCTAAAGATGATAAATTATCGGTAGCTAGTGACACACTGGACGGAGCGCAAGCTCAAAAGGAGATCAAAATGTCGGAAGAGGTAAAAACTCCCGAAGTCGACTTGGAAGCATTTGCTAAGAAGGTAGCAGAGGAAACTGCTGCTAAAATTGCAATGAAACAAGCCGAGACTAAAGCTGCTGAAGAAGCTGCAGCACAAGAAGTTGCTGAGAAAGCTGCTGCGGAAGCAGAAGCTAAAGCAGTTCAAGAAGAAGAAGTCAAGCAAGCTGTAGTAACTGGTGTTGAATCAGGTACTGAGCGACTACTTGACGATGTTCAGAAAGAATTTAGTAAGCGTGATGCCGATATGGCAGAAACTCTTGCTAAGTACAAGAAAGAACTGGAAGAAAAGTCTGAAGAAATCACTAAGATGCGAGACTCTAAGCGAGTATTTGCAGATCGTGCTGAAAAGAGCGATATTTCTAAGTGGGGTCAGGACTTCTTAAATGCACACATGTTGGGTGTAATGACTCGTAAGGGTTGGGATACGCAGTATGGTCGTGACATTCAAGAGAAGGCTGGTATCGACTATGCAACTAATGCTGGCGATATTGACCAAGAAGTTTCATCTCTCATTGAGAAGGAAATTCAGAATGAGCTGAAAGTAGCTCAATTGTTCCGTGAAATCCCTGTGAACGGTGGAGCAACTGTGCTGCCGATTTCCGTAGATGTTGAGCCAGCTACTTTTGCATCCAATGCAACTTCTGGTAATCTGGAAAATCGTGGCGCATCAAACAGCACCTATCGTCCTAAGCAAGTAATCTTGAACGCTTATCGTCTGATCTCAAGCACCTTTATGGACAACGATGTTGACGAGCAAGTTCTGATTAACTTGATGCCTATGCTGATTGAAGGCGTAGCACGTGCACACGGTCGTGCAGTTGAGAACGCTATCTTGAATGGTAACTCAAGTGCACCTGCAGGTCTTGCAGACTTTGCCGCAGCAGCAACGCTGTCTGGCACTGACAACATGGACATCTCTGATGGTGACCTGTTGACTGCTGGCAACTTGCTAACCGCACGTAAGGCAATGGGTAAGTACGGTTTGAATCCTTCAGAAGTAACTTACATTGTTAGCTCTGCTAGCTACTATGATCTGTTGTCAGATTCTGCCTTCCAGACTCTGGATGAAGTAGGATCGGATCTTGCAGTACGAGTTACTGGTACGATTGGAGCCGTGTTCGGTTCTCCTGTTGTTGTATCAGAAGAGTTCCCTGCGGACAACACTAACGGCAATATGGCTGCAGTAGCTGTATATGCTCGTAACTATGTAATCCCACGTCTACGTGGTGTTACGGTTGAACAAGATTACGAAGTAATGAATCAGCGACGTGTTATCGTTGCGACTCAGTCACTCGGATTTGAAGAAATCGTTGCCGGCGCATCTGCCGATCAACCTTCAGTTCGAATTAACTTCCAGTCTTAATAACCAGCAACTTGGGGGAGCTTCGGCTCTCCCAGGTTTTTACTAATTTACTTATGGCAGATTTAGTTACATTATCAGAATATAAGGATGCAGAAGGTATTGCCAATCCCAAGGAGGATTTGCGATTACAGTCTCTTATTCCATCTGTAAGTCAATTAGTAAAAACCTATTGTGGTAATTCTATAGTAGACTTCTATTCTTCAAATAAAGAAGAAGATTTTGACGTTTACTGGGATACTTTTGCTGTACAACTTACTGAAAGCCCTATTGTTTCAATAGTAAGCGTACAAGAAAGAGGTAGCTATGATGAAGCATATACTACACTTACTACTACAGACCACGAATACTATCTTGATACGCGTACCGATAGTATCATTAGAACTAGCAAGTCTGGTAATCGTCTTAATTGGAAGCAAGGTGTTGGTGCCGTAAAAGTCACATATAAAGCAGGGTATGCTTCTACACCGTCCGATTTAAAACTAGCAGTATTTGACTTAGTTACATACTATTTAAGAGATGAACATAAAGAGCGCAGAACTCTTGGAGGGGCAAGCATACAGAATCAACCTTCCACAAGCCAAAGAAATAATGTAGCGTTTCCAGACCACATTAAGCGAGTCTTAGACTTATACAAAAACTTTTAATGGCAAGTCGAGACCTGAAAAAAGTATTAGAAGATCTGAATAAGAGACTTGAAAAAGATTCAGAAGCGTATCGTACTTTAGTTGTAAATAAGCAGGCTCACTATTTAGTTTTAGATCAACGAAAATTAAAGAAACAAATAGAAGCACAGTTACTGGCAGTAGAACGAAGTGCAGACTCACGGTTTACTAAACTCAGTAAGGATCTTCAAAATGTTGTAGATCGTGAAGTTCCAGAAATGTTTAACTATTTAGCAGATAAGCTAAACCCTAAACACTATCAGAATCCAAGAAGAAAATATCTAACTGAAAAGTATGACAATAGTGGTGGTGTTTTAACTGTCGTAATTGAAGTAAAAGAAGGAAGACCTCCTGGCGACGTTTTTGCATACTTTAGAAGAATCAAACAGAGGTCACAAAAGCAACTAGTTATTGCTTTAAATAAAGAAATTGTAAAACTAAATAAGAGAACTGTAGCTCAGAGGCAAGAAGTAAAGTCCTCTGATTTTTTAGATATTGGGCACGTTGGAGAATCAGCGGTATCCAAGCAAAGAAAAGCAGAAGTAGAGAGAACTTTATTCCAGTTTAGCCAGCAACAAAATCCAATGGTTAGAAAGTTTATAAAAGAGCTGGCAGGAGAAGTAGAGTTAAAAATTAGACGAGTTCCTTCAAAAAAGAAAGTTGGAGGAAAAGAAGTAAATGAAATAACTCTTGAGAGTACTCGACTGAATAAAGCAGAGGGGCAAGAATTAAAGAAAGTAGCTGGCGAGATAAATATTAAGCTAGAGAGACTTATAGCTGCGCTAGATCCTTCCCCTGCAGAGCTCTCCGGGTCTCCTTCGTATGTAGATAGGACACAACAAGAAGCTGTCAATATGATGGCTAATATTGCAACAAAGGTTGGGGCTAAAAAGAATTTTAACGCAAAAAAGCAGTCTAAAAGAAGTTCAACTGCTTCTGTAAAAAGAAAATCAAAAGCAAGCTCAGGAACCGCCTTTAGTGACAAAACAAAAGCTCCTGCTATTAAGATGGGATCTGATGAAGGTAGAAAACAATCGCCAATAACTTTAATGAGTTTAATAAATGCAAAGCTACCTTCTACAGTAAGAAAAAATATGGGTGCTCCAAGATTGGAGAATCAAACAGGGCAGTTTGCTTCTAGTGTTCGTATGGTAGATGCAACAGTGACTCCTCAGGGGTTTCCAAGTTTAGGCTATACTTATCAAAGACAGCCATACGGAGTTTTTGAATCAACAAGTGGAAGCAGGTTTGCAAGTGTAGAAAGAGACCCAAGAACTTTAATAGATAAGTCTATACGAGAAATCGCAGCAGAACTAGTAACAATGAGACTGTATACAAGGAGAGTCTAGTGTCAACAAGAACATATACTTCTAGACGAGCAAATATACTGGAAGCTCTTACTACTAAGTTAAAAGATATAGATGGGTCTGGAGTATTTCTTACTGACTTACAAAATAATGTTCATCCTAGACTTAAGTTTTGGGATGAAGTAGTAGAATTTCCTGCAGTACATTTAAATGCGGGGGCAGAAACAAGACAGTATCAGGGAGGAGGCTATAAAGATAGATTCTTAAGTATAGTTGTCCGATGTTATGTTTCTGATGAAGATGATGCTACCGAAGCTTTAAATATGCTGATGGAAGACATTGAAACAGTTTTAGAGGATAACTCTAGACTAGAATACTCTGATAAACAGAATAATACATTTAATGTTCAACAGATCACAATAGTTAGTATAAATACTGATGAAGGTGTACTAGAGCCTCTTGGCGTAGGTGAAATTACAATAGAGGTTCGATATTAGAAAATACTGGCACGAACAGACGTTCACGTCCAAGTCTTTTCAAGTTTCATAGGAGAAAACTATGGCTACTAATTTGTATTTTAGTCGCGATACTAAAGTCTACATTGAAGTTCAAAACGGAGTCTTTGAGGTTCCTGTACTCGATGGCTTTAGTTTTAGTCAGGCTAATAATTCAACAGAAGTAACACTCGCAGAGATGGAATCCTCTACCGGTGTAAGTAAGCGTGGACGAAGAGTATTTAACGACTCACTCGCACCTGTTGAGTGGTCTTTCTCTACTTATGTACGTCCCTTTAAGTCTGCGGGCACAAATGTTGCTGGAAACGCAAACAGAAATAGTGCTCAAAATATGCACGCTGTAGAAGAAGTTCTATGGGGCATGATGGTTGCGGGTGGAGCTTCTTCAACAGTAGATCTGCTAGGCTACACAGCAACAGCATCTGGAGCTAATCCCTCTCTTGCAGGTTTTACAACAGATACTACTGATTTAGATATTTCGTTTGCAAACTCCAACAAATCTACTTTAGGAACTGCAAATATTTATTTCTCACTGGATGATGCCGGTGGTAATCCAACAGTATATAAATGTACGGGCGCAGTTGTAAACGAAGCAAGTCTTGACTTTGATATTGATGGAATCGCTACTATTCAATGGTCTGGTTTTGCAGCTTCTTTGGCTACTTCAAGCAAGCCTACGCGTACAGTATTTGAAGCAATTGATGCTACAAACAACTATATTCGTAATCGACTAACTCAGCTTTCAGTAACTTCTGCTGATACTGTTAACTTCCCAGGTAATTCAACAACGATAAATAAAATAAGTTCAGCAAATACTGCGATTGTAACCGAAACTA